TTACTCGGTAATTAAGTTGGAATCATTAAGAGTTTCGCTAATGCCTTTGAAAATTTCACTGTAAAAGGCGGCAACATTTCTGCCACCGTCAGCGTTTACTCTTAAATCCATTTGTTGTGCCTTTGCGACAACAATTTCTTTGGCATATTCTGCCGCTAACTTATCAATATTGTCTTTTCGCACTTAATTACACCTCACTTTCTGTATATAGTTAGCGAATTGGGGTTCACCACTAAATATAGTATAGCATAAAAAGGTTGTGAAATCAATGCACATTAAAGAATTTAGCAAATTTTTGAGAGATAGCAGAAAGCAAAAAGGTTTTTCGCAAAGTGAACTCGCCCAAAAATCAGGTTTTACCAAAAGGGCTATTCAATATTGGGAGAAAGGAGAAAAAAGCATTTCACTTGAAAACGCTGATAAGTTGTTTAAGGCGTTAGGCGTACAGATTACTATTGGAACTCAATAACAACTCACTATCGAGTTTAATTTTAAGGAGGAAACAAAATGGCAAGTTTAAAACTCATTGACACCAAGGATAAATTCCTGCTCGAGATTGACGGTACTGAAATCCCGTATGTTACAAGCTATCAGATAACACGCTCTGTCGGCGGGGTTGTACTGCTCAAGCTGGCACTCAGCGTTGCCAATGTGGAAAAGGTTGAAATCGTATCAGACAAAATTACAGAGGAGAGCAGGAGGGAATGACATGGCAAGAGAAAAGCCGTTATTTCGAGACAACCTCGACAGGTTAGACATTGCGTTTCCGGATAAGGAAGTTTTGCAGTATCGGGACATCGCAAAGTATCTCGGAAAAAGTTGTGTTACTGTTAAGAGACACTTTCAAAAAGACTATAACAAGAAGCTCGGCGGAATCAGCAAGGCTGTCCTTGCAAGTATTTTGAGCTAATTAAAGGAGGCATAACCAATGGCACTTAGACACATTAAAACAAAACGCAGTCTTAAGGACGAGAACAAGCACTTACATAGCTTAGTCAAGCACTTGCAGATTGAGCTTGAGAACGCAAGGCTTGACCTTTGCATTAAGAATGACGCAATCAGCGGTTACAAAAACGAAAACGCAAGGCTTAGACAACGCATTAACAGTATGTATGCATATGATGTTTTCGGTGAGGAGGTATGAACGGTGACAGAAAAAGTAAAATCCAAAGTGCTTGAAATAATGGCACTTGCACTCGAGTTTAATGGTAAGCCGACCAAACAGGAGTGCACAGGCAATAAACCGACGATATTCGTTGACTTCGCCGGACATGTGTGCGAATTAGATGTTGGCATATATATGGACGGGTGGAGCTCTTCAGCTAACAAAGATGTTAAATGGATGTATTTGGACAGTCCGTCAGCGGCTAAAGAACTCGACAGAACATTAACGGATCTCAAGACTATTATCGCAAAATATGAAGAAAACCGCTGGCAGCACTGCAATGCTTTCAACGGTTTAAGGATATAATATGAAATCAATCAACATTATTATAACCTTAATTTTATAAAAAATCAAGATATAAAGGAGAAATTTAGATGTCAGAAATCAAAATTACCATTGATGTACCGCAATTAGGCGGAGTTATTACCGCACTTGAGCACCTTGCAAATGCAATGGGCGGTCCGAACATAACAACTGTGGCAATCACAGAACCGCAAACAGTTGAGGCTAAGACTGATACGGCAAAAGGCGAAACCAAGACACCGATACTGACAGACGAAAGCACAGACAACAAGCAGTACACGCTTGAAGAAGTCAGGGCGGTATTTATGAAGTGCGCAAAGAAACACGGCAAAGAGGAGGTCAAGAAAATTCTTGCAGACCTCGGTGTTGCCAAGGTGACAGAGATTAAAGAGGAAGATTTTGCAAAAGCCGTAAAGGCAGTTGAGGAGGTAAAGTAATGCCGGATATACACGCAAGACTGTCAGCATCGGGCGCCAAAAAATGGATAAACTGCCCCGGCTCAATACAGCTTGAGGAAAATTTTGAGGACAAGCCGTCAGAGTTTGCACAAGAGGGTACTAACGCTCATGCACTCGGCGAGGCAAAGATAAGACTTGCTACCAAGGAGTATAACCGTACCAAGTATCACAATGCAATCAGGAATATTGATATAACAGAGGATATGGAGGACTACGCAGAGGGGTACAAGAATTTTGTAATTGAGAGATACAATTCCGCATTACGGAAAACCCCCGACGCAATCCTTATGCTTGAGCAAAGGCTTGATTTTTCAAGCTATGTTCCCGACGGATTCGGTACAGGTGACGCAGTTATAATCGCAAACGGCAAACTTGAAATTATCGACCTTAAATACGGCAAGGGTGTTGAAGTTTCTGCCGTTGAAAACCCACAGCTTAGGTTGTATGCACTCGGTGCTTATGAGGCTTTTGATATGCTTTATGGGATTGAAAATGTGACTATGACAATATATCAGCCAAGACTTGATAACATCAGTTCAGAGAGTATAACTGCTGCCAAGTTGCTTGAATGGGGCGAAACCGTTAAAAAGGCTGCACAACTCGCAAACGATGACAGCGTGACCGATTGCATTGCCGGAAGTCATTGTGACACAGGTTTTTGCAAAGCAAGACCTGCTTGCAGAGCATATACAGCGGAAAAACAGCGACTTGCGGTATATGATTTCAAAGCACCCGCCTTACTTACAGCGGAAGAGATTGCAGACGTTTTAGACCAATCCGCCGCAATCAAGAAATGGGCAGAACTTGTCAGCGATTACGCTCTGGATCAGGCATACAAGCACGGCGTTCAGTATCCGGGTTTCAAGGTTGTAGAGGGCAGAAGTAACCGCAAATACAGCAAGCCTGATGCGGAGGTTGCGAAAATCCTTACGGATAAAGGATATTCCGAAGACGACATAATGGTAAGCAAAATCAAAGGCATTACTGACATTGAAAGATTGCTCGGCAAAAAGACCTTTTCAGATATTTTAGGCCCTTACATAATGAAACCACCGGGCAAGCCAACACTCGTACATTTTGAAGATAAAAGACCTGCAATCAGTTCAGCTGAACAGGCACAGGAAGATTTTAAAAACGATATTAATTAATAAAGGAGTAATAAAATTATGGCAAACAATAACAATTCAACAAAGGTAGTAACAGGCGAGGTAAGATTCTCATATGCAAATGTATTCGAGCCTAAGAGCATTAACGGAAGTGCTGAAAAATATTCGGTTTCAATCCTCATTGACAAGTCGGACACAAGAACAATCAAAGCTATCGAAAAGGCGGTTGAGCTTGCTAAGCAGGAGGGCATCTCTAAGTTTGGTGGCAAAATTCCGTCAAATCTTAAACTTCCGCTTCGTGACGGTGATGAGGACCGCCCGGATGATGAAAACTATGCGGGCAAGATGTTCGTCAATGCAAACAGCAATACAAAGCCGGGTATTATTGATAAAAACGGTATGGAAATCATTGATACAACAGAATTTTACAGTGGATGTTACGGCAAAGCGTCAATTAATTTCTATGCGTACAACACAAACGGCAATAAGGGCATTGCCTGCGGTCTTAATAATCTTATGAAAACAAAAGACGGTGAGGCGCTTGCCGGCAGAGCAAAGGCTATTGACGACTTTGCCGATGACATAGAAGACGATGATTTATTCTAATTATGCAGTTGAGTATTGATATTGAAACCTACAGCGGTGTCAATCTCTTAAAATCAGGAGTGTATGCCTATGCAGACGCTCCTGATTTCACAATACTTTTATTTGCATACGCTTTTGATGATGACGAAATAAAAATAATTGACATTGCCTGTGGTGAGAAAATTCCAGATGATGTGCTTTCCGCTCTCACGGACACAAATATAACAAAAACGGCATTTAATGCTAACTTTGAGAGAACCTGTCTTGCAAAGTTTCTGAACACAAAAATGCCACCAGAGCAATGGTGCTGCACAATGATTCAGGCAGCGGAAATCGGACTGCCACGGTCACTCGCGGAAGTAGCACAGGCCCTCGGACTTGAAGAACAGAAAGACAAAAAAGGCAGGGCTTGTATTGAATATTTTTCAAAGCCTTGTAAACCCACAAAAGCAAACGGCGGAAGAACAAGGAATCTGCCGCATCATAGCATTGAAAAGTGGGAAACATTTAAAAGCTATTGTATTCAGGATGTGGCGGTTGAACGAAGTATAAAAAACAGACTTAGCAGGTTTCCTCTTGCGGAGAGCGAGCAAAGGTTGTGGGAGCTTGATCAACGCATATGCGACCGAGGTGTCGCTGTTGAAACCGAACTTATAAACAACGCTATACACTTTGATACCGACAATCAAAAAACAATGATTGCAAAGGCACAAAAGCTGACAGGTCTTGAAAATCCTAAATCAGTTTCACAGCTAAAGACTTGGCTTGAAGAACGCACAGGCGAAACATTTCAGAGCCTTGATAAAAAGACGGTTAAAAGCCTTACAGAGCGTACAAGTGACCCGCTTGTAAAAGAAGTGCTGCAGCTAAGAAAAGCGCTGTCAAAGACCTCTACGGCGAAGTATAAGGCAATGCTCGGCGGTTTATGTTCTGACGGCAGAGTTCGAGGCTTTTTACAGTTTTACGGTGCAAGCAGAACAGGCAGGTGGGCGGGTCGAATGATACAGCCACAGAATTTGCCGCAAAATCACCTTGAAGATTTGGAGCTTGCCCGAAACCTTGTTATAAACGGCGACTATGAGCTTTTTGAGATGATGTTCGGAGATGTGCCCGATACACTTTCGCAGCTTATCCGTACAGCGATTATACCGACCAAAGGCAGGCGGTTTATAGTGTCTGACTTCTCGGCTATTGAGGCAAGGGTAATAGCCTACCTCGCAGGAGAGAAGTGGCGACAGGAAGTATTTAAAAACGGCGGTGACATTTACTGTGCGTCGGCAAGTCAGATGTTCAAAGTACCCGTTGTAAAGCACGGAATAAACGGACATCTCCGGCAGAAAGGTAAAATAGCAGAGCTTGCACTCGGTTACGGAGGCTCGGTTGGTGCGCTTAAATCAATGGGCGCACTTGAAATGGGGCTTAAAGAAAGCGAACTGCAACCGCTTGTTGACAGCTGGCGACAGGCAAATCCTTGTATTACATCGCTTTGGTATGAGGTTGAAAAGGCGGCTGTAGCAGCGGTTAAGGGTGAGCCACAGCAGATTAAATGCGGAATTAAGCTCTTTAGACAGGGCGGTATTTTATTTGTCGGTTTACCCTCGGGGAGAAAACTCGCATATGCAAAACCCGAACTGCAGGAAAACAAATTCGGCAGACCGTGCGTTACATATATGGGTATAAGTCAAACAAGAGGTTCATGGGAGAGGCTTGAAACATTCGGCGGTAAACTTACGGAGAACATTGTTCAGGCTTTTGCGAGGGACTGCCTTGCGGTATCAATGCAAAGGCTTGAAAGCCGAGGGTTTGAAATTAACTTCCATGTACACGATGAAGTTATTATAGATTGCCCGATTGGTGTTTCATCTGCGGAAGAAGTAAGTGCCTTAATGGGAGAGCCGATAGAATGGGCAAAAGGCTTGATTTTAAAGGCAGAGGGATACGAAACGCCATTTTACAAGAAAGATTAAGAAAGGGGGAAAACGCTTGAAAAATTACTTTATAGCTACCGCAAATGATAGATTTGCAAAGCTGTGGAAGAATACTGAAATAACATTCAAGGAGCTTGCAGACAGACTGTCAAGGACAACGACAACGGCGGAAACCGTCGGCGAGTTCCGTAATATGCCAAAATCGAAGCAAGACAACATTAAAGATGTAGGCGGTTTTGTCGGAGGCAGGCTCAAAAACGGAATAAGGCAGAGAGAAAAGGTTGAGTGCCGTTCGTTGATTACCCTTGACGCAGACTTTGCGGCACCCGATTTTTGCGAGAGTATAGATATGTTTGCAAACTATTCGTTCATTATCTATTCAACGCATAAGCACACGGCAGAAAAGCCGAGATTAAGACTTATTATACCACTGTCACGAAACTGTACAGCAGAGGAGTATGAGGCTGTTGCAAGGAAGATTGCGGAAGAAATCGGTATTGACCAGTTTGACGATACAACATATCAGCCACAAAGACTTATGTACTGGCCGAGTACGAGTATTGACGGCGAATTTGTTTACAAATATTCAGAAAGGCAACCGCTTAATGTAGACAGTGTGCTCGCACAGTATGAGGATTGGCACAATGTAAACGAGTGGCCGTTCTCAAGCAGAACAGTAAAGCAGAAAGACAGACTGCTTAAAAAGCAGGAGGATCCGACGACAAAGAAAGGTGTAATAGGTGCATTTTGCCGTTGTTATGACATACACACAGCAATAGCGGAATTTTTGCCAGATGTGTATGTAAAATGCAGTACGGAGGACAGATACACTTATGCACAGGGTAGTACATCGGCAGGTCTTGTAGTGTATGAGGGCGGCAAATTTGCGTATTCAAACCACGCAACAGACCCCGCAGGCGGACAGCTTTGCAATGCGTTTGACCTTGTAAGAATACACAAATACGCAAGCCTTGATGATGAAGCAAAGCAGGGAACGCCAACGGTTAAACTGCCGTCATACATTGCAATGCAGGAATTTGCGTCAAACAACAAGGAAGTCAGATTGCTGTTACATAAAGAAAGAGAACAGTCCTGCCTGTCTGATTTTGAAAATGATATTGAAAGCGAAGCCGATAACGACTGGGTGCTTGAACTTGCAACAGACGGCAAAAGTAACAATCTGCCGACTATAGACAACTGTATGAAAATCTGCCAAAAAGACAAAAGGCTTAAGGGCAAGATTGCCTATAATACATTCACAAGGCGGCACACCGTGCTCGGTGCGGTACCATGGAACGGTGAAACCGAGAGCAGAGAATGGAACGATGTTGACGATGCGGGACTTAGGCATTATATAGAAAATCTGTACGGCATAAAGAGCAAGGCGGCTATACTTGACGCTTGGTCGCTTGTGAGTACGGAGAACAGCTATAACCCTGTTTATGATTACTTGACAGGGCTTAAATGGGACGGAGTAAAAAGAGCCGAAACATTTTTCATTGACTACCTCGGTGTTGAGGATACGGCATATACAAGAGCCGCTACACGAAAAACACTTGTTGCGGCAGTCGCAAGAATTATGGTTCCGGGCATTAAATTTGATACCGTACTCACGCTTGTGGGACCTCAAGGTTGCGGCAAAAGCTATTCAATCAAAAGGCTTGGTGGCAGATGGTTCAGCGACACCCTGACTACTGTTCAGGGCAAGGAGGCATACGAACAGTTGCAGGGCTTTTGGCTTATTGAAATAGCAGAGCTTGCGGCACTTAGAAGAAACGAAGTTGAGGCGGTCAAACACTTTACTGCTAAGTCGGAGGACGCATACAGAGCCGCATACGGACATCATACAGAGGTCAGAAAAAGGCAGTGTGTTTTTATCGGTACGACAAATCAGCACGAGTTTCTGCGTGACCAAACAGGCAACAGACGCTTTCTTCCGCTTGATGTACACCCCGACAGAGCAGCAAAAAATGTATTTGAAGAACTGACAGATTATGAAGTCGATATGATATGGGCAGAGGCAATGGAAATGTACCGCAACGGTGAGAAGCTGTTTATGGATACAGACGAATTAAGGAGACTTGCAGAAAGCGAACAGAACCGCCATTTTGAGGAAAGCCCGCTTACAGGTGATGTGGTTAAATACCTTAACACATTACTGCCTGAAAACTGGGACAAAATGCAGCTTTACGAACGCAGAAACTACCTCAACGGATATGAAATGGGTGCAGAGCAGAACGGCACAACACAACGAAACAGAGTGTGCCCTCTTGAGGTATGGTGTGAGGCTTTCGGCGGCGACCGCAAAGACTTTACATACCAAAAGAGCAAAGAGATTAAAGATATTATTATGCGAACAGGTGAGTGGGATAATATTGGCACAAGACAGTTTGGGGCTATTTACGGAAAACAGCGAGGCTTTACAAGAAAAACGGCAACAGAGCACTAAAAAGTTTGTTGCCGCCAAAAACCGCATAAAATAGCCGTTTTTTAGACATTGGCAACAGGGCAACAATTTTTTATGTGTAACTATAGCCAAATAAAGAAATTATAGAAATAAAAATATACATTAATATCTATAAATTCTATGTTTACTTATACTTTATAGAAAAAGCGTTGCCGTTGTTGCCATTTGAATGAAAATTGAGTGTATAAGCCAATTTTCAGGGCAACACTTTTACAGCCACTCACCGACTTAAAGGAGAAATTATAGAAATGAAAGAGGCAAGTATAGAAAAATTTTTAAAAGAAAGGATAGAAGCAAACGGAGGCGTATGTTTAAAATTTAATTCAACGAGTATGCGAGGTGTGCCGGACAGAATCTGCATGCTGCCAAACGGCAGAATTTTCTTTGTAGAACTTAAGGCACCCGGCAAAACAGCAAGACCCGAACAACTAAGGGCGCACAGGCTTTTTAAAAACTTAGGTCAGCGTGTGTATGTATGCGACAGCAGGAGCAGCGTCTGCGAGGTGATTATCGATGAAGTTTGTACCGCATAAGTATCAGCAAATGGCCATTGATAAGATACTTAACACACCGAGGTGCGGACTTTTCCTTGATATGGGACTTGGCAAGACCGCAATTACCCTAACGGCTGTTGAGGAGCTTATATATAACAGCTTTGAGGTTTCAAAGGTTCTCGTAATTGCACCTCTGCGAGTTGCAGAGGACACATGGACAAGGGAGTGCGACAAGTGGGAGCACCTTAAAAATCTTAAGGTTTCAAAGGTACTCGGTACACCAAGACAACGCAGACTTGCACTTGCACAGGACGCAGACATCTATGTTATCAACCGTGAAAATGTTGTGTGGCTTACAGATGAGCTCTCAAGTATTGGTAACGGTTGGATGTTTGATATGGTAGTTATTGATGAGCTGTCAAGTTTTAAATCATCAAAAGCACAACGATTTCGAGCCTTACGAAAATACATAACACGCAGTAAGCGAGTTGTCGGACTTACGGGTACACCCGCACCAAACGGACTTATTGACTTGTGGAGTCAGATATATTTGCTTGACAGCGGAGAGCGACTGGGCAGAACAGTAACCGGCTACCGTGAAAGGTACTTCACACCTAATCAGCGTAACCAGACTACGATATTTAACTACAAGCTGAAAGATGATGCAGAGCAGGCAATTATGAACAAGATTTCTGACATATGCATTTCAATGAAAGCGGAGGACTGGCTCGATATGCCCGAACGAATTGACAGCGTTGTGTCTGTCAAAATGACCGACAAACAACTTGCAGAGTATGAGCAGTTTGAGCGTGACTGTTATATGCAGTTTGCAGAGGGCGAGGTTACCGCCGCAACTGCCGCAACACTTACTAACAAACTCTTGCAGTACAGCAACGGCGCAATGTATATGAGCAATGGTGAATATGCAATTACAAATGAGCAAAAACTTGATGCACTTGCAGAGATTATAGACACATCAAACGGACAACCGGTATTGTGCTTTTACAGCTTTCGTCACGACCTCGAGCGAATCAAAAGTAAATTCAAATTTGCACGAAAACTCGAAAGCTCTGCCGATATTGAGGATTGGAACAACGGCAAAATACAGCTTTTGCTTGCACATCCTGCAGGTGCGGGCCACGGTCTTAATTTGCAGACAGGCGGGCACATAGTTGTGTGGTACGGACTTACTTGGAGCTTGGAACTTTACCAACAGGCAAATGCAAGACTATACCGTCAAGGTCAGCAGAATACTGTGGTTATTCACCATTTGATTACAGAGAACACTTGCGACGAGCGTGTCTATGAATCTTTACAGGGCAAAGCAAATGTACAGGAAGATTTGTTAAAATCACTGAAAGCAAAATACGGAGGTAAATAAGATGAAACAACAGGCAATCTGCGAATTATGTATGCAAGCATTTGAAAAAAGAAGTGCAAATCAAAAATACTGCACCGAGTGCGGTGTTGAAATGAGAAAACAACAGCACAGAGAAATTATCAAAAACAGCAAATTAAGAAAAACAGCCGCACACAATTACAATAAACACGATACACTTGAAGAAAAATGCAAGAAAATCAATTTGTATAATAAGCGACACGGCACGCACTTAAGCTACGGAGAATATACAGCACTCGAAAGGCTTGGAAGAATTGAGGAGAGAAAAAAAGGAAAGGAGCTTGTACAATGACTAATTATGAGAAAATCAAATCAATGAGCGTTGACAATATGGCGGAAATGTTGCTTGATGAAAGTGAAAAACATTTTACATACTGCAACCGTTGTCCACATCAAAGTTTTTATGCGCCGCATTGTACATCTAACAACTTTAGAATAGATTGCGTATATGCAATCAAAAAATGGCTTGAAAGCGAGGCGGAAGAATGAAGGTACATCATTGCATAGATGTTTGTTGTGGAGGTCGTATGTTTTACTTTGATAAACATAACCCAGATGTAGTCTTCATGGATAACCGTAAATTTACCGATACTCTTTGCGACGGTAGAGCGTTTGAAGTCAAACCAGATGTTGTAGCCGATTTCAGGAATATCCCTTTTAAAGATGATATGTTTAACTTGGTAGTATTTGACCCACCGCATCTAATCAAAGTAGGGGATAAATCTTGGTTGGCAAAAAAGTACGGTAAACTTAACCCACATACATATAAAGATGATTTATCTAAAGGGTTTAGGGAATGTTTCAGAATTTTGAAACCATATGGAATTTTGGTTTTTAAATGGAATGAAACGGATGTTAAAACTAACGAGATAATTAAATTATCACCAATACCTCCACTCTTGGGGCATAAAAGTGGAAAATTGAATAAAACACATTGGCTACTTTTTATGAAAAATGGTACTGAAAGTGAGGCGGAAGAATGACACTTGACGAACTGAAAACAGAAATATCTGAACGCATAGAAAGCGAGCAGGACAAGTATTTCAAACTATGAAATTGGAAAGAATGAGCCTAATATCGAAACCATAATAGCTATATCAGATTTATTTAACATTACAACAGACGAATTGTTAAAGTGAGGTAGAAGAATGAAAATTGAAGAATTAAAACAGCATATAGAAGAATGTGTAGAGCTCTTATCCAAAAAGCAAAAACAAGTATATGACAGCAAAAAGCGAAGAGGAAAAGACTTTTATATATTTGAAGGAATGATAACTGCATACGCAAGGGTAGGTCATTTTCTTGAAAATTTGGAGCGTGATACGGATTGATGGTTAAAGATTATTTATATTTGGTCAGGGTTTCGGATAAGCTGATCAGAACGAAAGAACACGAGCTGTCGAAACTTAGGCTGAATATTGCACAGGTATCAGTTAAACAGAACGAGCCTGTTAAGACATCAGGAGTGAATGACCCTATGCGGATTGTTGACAGGATTGCAGACCTGCAGACTGAAATCAATCGGGAAATTGACAATCTTGTGCGGTTGAAAACTGAAATCCGCAGTAAAATCAACGCACTTGACGATTACCGTTACATTGCAATTTTGACCGAGTATTACATAAATTGTCAAAGGTGGGAGGATATTGCCGAGAGTATGGAAATGAGCGTAAGGCATACCCTGAGATTGCACGGCGAAGCGTTACAGGCGTTCCGAAAAAAGTTCGATTTCTCGTAAAATTATTTTGAAATGTCATTGAATGTCACCCTTACCCTGCGTATAATGATATTATGAAAGTTTGACAAACAGGACATATGTAGAACTCTCCTAAGATAAAAATTCGCACAGACCGCTCGTAGTTCCAGCTGTGGGCGGTTTTGCTGTATCGAAAAATCAGATAAAAGAGGTGAGGTGATTGCCCAATGAGAAAAATTTAATACCGTTTACATCTGACCAAAGCCGTGATGAAGCCGTGAAAAACGGAGCAAAGGGCGGTAAGGCTTCGGGCAAGTCACGCCGCCGTAAAAAGAGTATGAAACAGGTTATGGATATGTTACTTTCATTGCCTGCCAACACTCCTGCCGACTGGGAAATGCTTATTGACATGGGAGTTAATGTTGATGAGATTGGCGAAGATTTGGTCAATAATTTGCTCGTTGTAAATGCAGCACTTCTCAAAAAGGCTAAAACAGGTGATGTTAATTCCATTAAAGAATTAAGAAACATTATCTGTGACAATGTTTTTGAAAATCATAAAATCAAGCTTGACAATGCCTATCTCGACATTGAACGCAAAAAGGTTGAACCGCCAAAGGGTGACGGTTCTGAGTACAAAGGAATACCGGCTAATATGGTTGCACCGTCGTTTTCGTCGGTGCTTTTTGATATTGAGGGTAAAGAACATTCGGAATATGTTTTCCCCGGCGGAAGAGGTTCAACAAAATCGTCTTTCGTCAGTCTGAATGTTATTGATTTGCTTATGAAGAACGAGGGTATGCACGCCTGTATTTTTCGTCAGGTAGCCGACACTCTGCGCAGTTCGGTGTATCAGCAGATTTTGTGGTCAATCTCTGCTCTCGGTCTTGAAAGCGAGTTTAACTGCACCGTGTCACCTCTCGAAATCACGAGGGTAAGCACAGGACAGAAAATATACTTCCGTGGAGCAGATGATCCGGGCAAGATTAAATCAATCAAAGTACCGTTCGGCTATATCGGCGTTGTGTGGCTTGAAGAACTTGACCAGTTCACCGGCGAGGAGGCTGTCAGAAAGATTGAACAGTCGGTGATTCGTGGCGGTGACACGGCTTTTAAATTTAAATCGTTCAACCCTCCGAAATCTGCACAGAACTGGGCGAACAAGTATGTTAAAATTCCCCGTCAAGACAGGCTCGTTATTGAGAGTACATACCTTACAGTACCGCCAAAATGGCTCGGAAAGCCGTTTATAGATGACGCAGAGTTCCTGAAAGAAACAAACCCTACCGCCTATGAAAACGAGTATATGGGCATTGCTAACGGCACAGGCGGCAATGTATTTGATAATGTTGTTATTCGTGAGGTCACAGATGACGAAATTCAGACCTTTGACAGATTTTACAGAGGAGTTGACTGGGGCTGGTATCCTGATCCGTTTGCCTATGATTGTATGACTTATATTCCAAGTCAACACAAGCTCATTATTTTTGACGAGGAACATTGCAACAAGACAAGCAACAAAGAAACAGCCGAATTGCTCAGAACTAAGCACGGAGTTACAAGCAATGATTTAATCACTTGCGACAGTGCAGAACAGAAGTCAGTCGGCGATTACAGGGCAGACGGTTTAATGGCTCGTTCGGCAGAAAAAGGACCCGGTTCGGTTGTTTACTCGATGAAGTGGTTGCAGTCTTTACGGGAGATTGTGATTGATAACACACGCTGTCCGCATACTGCACAGGAGTTTCTCGACTATGAATACGAGCGTGATAAGGACGGTAATGTTATCAGCGGTTATCCCGATAAGGACAACCACCATATTGACGCTGTCAGATATGCAATGAACAGAGTATGGAAACGCAGAGGTGAATAATGGGACTTATAGATTTTTTGAAGGGAGTGTGGAGGCGAATGTTTCCGCTTGAAAATATTCGGCAGGCGCTTAATTTACGGCTTGCGATTACAGCAGAAATGCAAAAGGCTATCGGCGTATGGCAAAACTGCTATGTCGGCAAAGCTCCGTGGCTTGATGAAAATGTCATCAGTTTGAGGCTTGAGCAGTCAATCACAAGGGAGTTTGCTAACATTACGCTTAACGAAATGACGGTGAACATCTCAAATGAAACGCTGTCAAAATTGTTTGAAACTGCAACCGAGGAGCTTAATTCAGAGTTACAGTCAGGTCTTGCAACAGGCGCAATGGTGATTAAACCGTTAGGCGGCGACAAGGTGCAGTATATTTCCGCAAATGCCTTTGTGCCGATTGAATTTGACGCAAGGCATAGGCTTGTAAAGGTCATCTTCCCCGAATTTAAGAAAATCGGTGACAACTACTACACAAGGCTTGAATATCACAGCCTTGATAAGGACAAGGGCTTGACTATCACTAACACGGCTTACCGTTCGTCATCACCCGGGGTTCTCGGTACTGAAATTCCTCTCGCTGTCATTGACGAGTGGGCAGACTTACCGCCTGCGGTCACATACCCCGATATGAAAAGACCTGCATTTGGTTATTTCAGAGTGCCGATTAAAAACACGGTTGACGGCTCATCATGCGGTATGTCGATTTTTGACAGCGGACTTGAAATCATTCAGAAAGCGGATATGCAGTTCGGACGGCTTGACTGGGAATTTGAAAGCGGAGAGCGTGCGATTCATGTTGATTCTGCCGTGTTTAAGGACGGCAAAGCCGACAGACTTAACAGGCGTTTGTACCGTGCTGTTGATGTGGATTTGGGCGACGAAGAACTGTTCAAGGACTTTTCGCCTGCGTTCCGACAGTCCGACATTACGGACGGCTTGAATACATATCTGCGTATGATTGAATTTGCGGTCGGTCTTGCATACGGTGACCTTTCAAACCCCGAAACAGTTGCAAAGACTGCTACGGAGATATTATCGGCTAAGAACCGAAAGTACAACACGGTATCGGCAATTCAAAAGCAGCTTAAATACTGCCTTGACGATTTGGTATATGCTCTTGCTTTTTACAATTCGCTTACAACAAGCGGATATACATTTGTATGCGATTTTAAGGACAGCATTTTGACCGATGAACAAACCGAAAGAACGCAGGATATACAGGATTTGAGTCTCGGCATTATGAAGCCCGAGGAGTACCGTGCAAAGTGGTACGGAGAGGACGAAAAGACTGCAAAAAAGAACCTGCCGCAAGCCTCAGAGGTAGTTGACTGATGTTTACGCCTGAGATTATGGAGGCAATCCCCACAGCACTCGAACAGATTTTTGACAGCCTGCAAATGAGCATAATGGCTGACATTGTGCGAATGTTGGTGCTTGCACAGGAGCTTACACCGACAAGCGTTTACAAAATAGGCAGACTTTACAAGCTCGGTAAGAGTAAATCAGCAATCAAAAGCATAGTGCAAAATACACTTGATTTAAGCAATAGTGAGATTAAAAACATCTTTTCGGGTGTTATAGAAAGCGGCTATAACGAGGCTGAGAGCGTTTTTAAAGAGCAGGGCAAGGAGTTTATACCCTATGCCGAAAATGAACCGTTACAGCAATTTGTGAGGGCGGTGCAGGCACAGACGCAAGGCGAGTGCAAGAACATAACACAGTCAATGGGTTTTGCCAAGCGACAGCCTGACGGCAGCTTAGGCTTTACTCCTGCCGCCGATTACTACCAAGAAACTCTTGATAAAGCTGTCACGGAAATTGCAAGCGGTGCGAGTGATTATAATACCGTACTCGAGAAAACCGTAACCGAAATGACGAACAGCGGCTTGCGTACTGTTGACTATGCAAGCGGTCACAGCAACAGAGTTACTGTTGCGGCAAGGCGAGCGGTTGCAACGGGACTTAATCAGGTTGTGGGCAAAATCAACGAGGAGAATGCCGAAAAACTCGGTACAAATTACTTTGAGGTATCGTGGCACAGCGGTGCAAGACCGACGCATCAGGTGTGGCAGGGCAGAGTTTACAGCAAGGAAGAGCTTGAAAGTGTGTGCGGCCTTGGCACAGTAACAGGCTTGTGCGGTGCAAACTGCTACCACTCATATTCTCCGTTTACTCCCGGCATAACCCCACGCACCTATACAAACGAACAGCTCGACCAAATGAACGCAGAGGAAAACGAGCCTGTCGAGTACAACGGTAAAAATTACACCAAGTACGAGGCAACCCAAAGACAGCGCAGACTTGAAACCACAATGCGTGCACAGCGGCAGAAAATAAAACTGCTTGAGGAGGGCGGAGCAGATGAGCAGGTACTCATAAATGCAAGAGCAAGGTATGTAAAAACCTCCGATGAATATGTGAACTTCTCGAAAAGTATGGGACTTTCTCAGCAATGGGACAGAGTGACAGTCGGCAGTAATACCGTAAAAGGCATTACAAAACCGAAGAAATCCGAAATGCCGTTAAGAGGTATCAAGAGTGCCGATGACGGAAAAATCAGAGGTATGAACAGCAATAAACATATTGCAAATTCTTCAAAAGGTGATATACTAAAAGAAGAAAGTAAAAAGTCGATTACACCTATAACTGATAAAGCTATCGAGCGAGTGCCGAAAGTTGATATTGACGGATATTCTGAAGAACAAAGGGTTGAAATTCAAAAACAACATAAGGAGCTTTTGAAATTTTCAAAAGAACATAACCAAAACAAAGAGGTAGCTTTTGTTTTTCGTGAAGATTTAACTGATAAAACACCATTGTTGGGTGCTGATGACCATTTGGATTTTGGCACAAGTTTGTCAGGTAAAGGCAATAATTTAATGATTTTGCATAATCACCCGAGAAATAGCAGCTTTTCTGATGTTGATATTTCTTTGTTTAAAAATTTAAAGTCACTAAAAACATTAACAATCGTAAAAAATAATGGTGATGTAGAATTTATTACAAAAGGTGATAATTTTAACGACGAAGTTTTTAAACTTGAATATAACAGGCTAAAAAAGAAAATGGTTAAAAATAATACCGATGCAGAATATGACAAGTTTATAAGTAAACTTCTTAATAAAACAAAGTCAGGAGTGATTTGGAGTGAAAAGAATATTCCATGAAGATGATTCGGTAATAAAAAAGATACTAAGCTCTATTGGCAATGATGAACTTTCAGAAGAAGAGAAAAAGCGTTCAATGTCAAATGAGTTTGACTATTTGGAAGAAGACTAACCGCTCCTTGTGGGCGGTTATGTTATTTTAACCTGCTTTTAAAGGCTTGCAATTCTTAAAAACGGCTTGTTTTCGGATGCTTTAACTTGTCCGTAACTTGCCAATTCGTAAAACAGCGAGGATTTGTAATGAACGATAATTTTAAGTGCATTTATAAGATACTGCGAACTTTGGAAAAAGCAATGGATTGTCCGGAGTTTGATTTAGCACAAATCGACCACAATACGCTTGAAATAAGCAGAGAGCGTTGGGCAAGGTATCCTGAAATGATGGCAGATATTGGCTATATAAAGGGAATTAGAGTGTATGAAGATGTTACCGGTGGAACAGTAGTTGATAATCAGGGTATTCGCATTACACTCAAAGGACTTGAATATCTTTCGGAAAATACAATAATGCAAAGAATGTATAAAACCGCAAAGGGAATAAAAGAAATTACACCAGGTTTATAAGTTTATTATTAGCACTTAGCGCAAGCTGAGTGCTTTTTTAATACCCTAAATCCGAAAGGTGGTGATAAAATGAAAGTAAAGGTAGTAGTATCGTTCAACGATAAGATGAACGGCTCTATAAACAGACCTGTAAACGAGGTTTTTGAGTGTACCAAGGAGCGAGCGGAAAGCCTTATGGGCAGAGGCTTTGTGGTTGCTGTACAGGATACCAGAAATAAAAATATTGCTGACTAAGCACTTGTGTTGTGACTGCACAGGTGCTTTTATTTTACCCCGCCGTTGGTTTATACGGCTGAATTTCTACCGCAGGCAAAGCGGAATACAAGCTATGCAGAAAGGATTTTATTATGAAGAACATACACACACTTCTCTCTGAAATCGGCATTACCGTACCCGAAGAGAAAAAAGCGGATTTTGACAAGGCGGTGCTTGCAAATTACAAGACTGTTGCAGAGGTTGAAAAAATTACAACCGCAAGAGATAATTACAAATCACAGCTTGAAACCGCACAGACGGCACTCAAGAAGTTTGAGGGCGTAGATGTCGAAAATCTTAAAGGCGAGATTGCAAAGCTCAACACAAACCTTAAAGACAAAGAAACCGAATATCAGACAAAAATTGCCGATATGGAATTTAATTCTGTTCTTGACGGCGCTATTTCAAAGAGCGGTGCGAGAAACGCAACGGCGGTTAAGGCTTTGCTTGACCTTGACAGCCTTAAAAGCTCAAAAAATCAGGCAGATGACATTACAAAGGCTCTTGAAAGCGTTAAGAGCGAAAACAGCTATATGTTCGGTTCTGATGAGCCGTTCCAAAATCCTGTAAAGAATACAGGAAACGCAGGTATTAAGTCAAACCCTCTTGCAAGTATGAGAGCGGCAATGGGACTTAGTACAGACGAAAAATAATTAATGAGGTGAAAATTTATGGCAAATTCTATTGCACTTTTTAAAACTTACACAGCCTTGCTCGATGAGGTTTATAAGCAGTCGGCACTTACAAGCGAGCTTGACGGTGCGTCCGACCTTGCGACAGCGGGCGCAAACTCCAATGAACTTATTATTCCAATGATTTCAATGGACGGACTTGCAAATTATTCCCGTAACAGCGGATATGTTGGCGGCGATGTTACCCTTACTAACGAAACGGTTAAATGTAACTTCGACCGTGGCAGAATGTTTACTGTTGATACAATGGACAATATCGAAACCGCAGGCGTTGCGTTCGGCAGACTTTCGGGCGAGTTTATCCGCACAAAGGTTGTGCCGGAGCTTGACGCATTCCGCTTTGCCGCATACGCAAGTCACGCAGGTATTACCTCTGCCACACCTGCAAACCTTACCACAGGTGCGGCGGTAATTGAAGCACTCCGCAAAGGTACTACTCAGATGGACGAGGACGAAGTTCCGTACGAGCAGCGTTACCTTTACATTACACCAACTCTTTACGGACTTGTGCAGGATTTGGACACAACAAAGTCAAGAGAGGTTCTCAGCAGATTTGCTAAGATTATCACAGTGCCGCAGACACGCTTTTATACAGCGATTGAACAGCTTGACGGCACATCAAGCGGCAAGACCAAGGGCGGCTATCAGAAAGCCACTGCCGCCTCAAACATCAACTTTATGATTATTCATAAGCCTGCGCTTATTCAGTTTACAAAGCACCTTGACACTAAGGTAATTGAACCATCGGTGAATCAGGATTCTGACGGTTATAAGTTTGGCTACAGAATGGTCGGTATTGCAGATGTTTACGAAAATAAGACAGCGGGCATTTATCTCCACGCTGCCGCTAAGGCTTAAGAAGGTGTTAATATTGACCGTTTACGCTGACGAAAACTATTATAAATCCGAATATCTATGTGGCAGAAAAGCGGTCATTACCTCCGCTTTTGCCTACTACGCAAGAGAGGCTACACTTATTATTAACGCTTACACAGGCTCGAATATTGACGATACAAAAGAAATTGCAGAGCCTGTAAAGCTATGCTGCTGCGAGATTGCAGAGCTTATGTATAAAGCTGACAATATGACCGACAGCGAGGGAGTAACTTCCGAGAAGGTTGGCGATGTGTCACGCTCATATGAAAGCTGTGAGGTTCGCAAAAAGCAACTTACACGATGTGTTAAATCCGCAGTATATAAGTATCTTGCAGACACAGACCTTTTGTACAGAGGTGTTTGATTATGTTTACGGATACTATGATGACCCTTTACAGATTTAACGGCAAAGGGTTTGACAGGCTTATTATTCCGCATTGCCATTGGCAGGAGTGCAAAGCCGCTAATGTAATTAAAAGCGGAATGCAGAACGCTGACGGAATAGTTATATACATTCCGTCAAATGCGCTTGTTCTTGATCCGAATAATCTTTTATTTCCGAGCAACGGTCTGCTTCCAAACGCTGATATATCCCCTCTGTCCCCCTCTCAAGACATTATTGTAAAAGGTGAGTGTAATTTCATCTTTGATAATTCAAGCGACAGGAGCGTATCAGAGAGCCTAAAATCCTTGCGTGACAAATACGAAATTCACACAGTAATGAGTATTGACCGTTTGCTTTACGGCCCTGCGGATTTACAGCACATCAAAGTATCTGCGAGGTGATTAAATGCTTTTTATTGTAAATCAGCCGACAGATGTTAGCGGCACTCTTTCTCTCAAGTGGAATAAAGAATTTGCTAATGATTTAAACAAGCATATAGCAAGAGCACAACGAGAGGTTGACAAGGATTGCATTAAGCTGATGAAGCCGTACACGCCTTTTAAAATGGGCGTACTCGAAAACTCTGCAACTTTGCATACCGTTATTGGCAGTGGAGAAATTAAACAGATTACACCCTATGCAAGGTATCTTTACTATGGCAAGGTGTATGGTCCTAACTATCCGATCGTGCGAGAGAAAGACGGTACGGAGCATATCGTATTCGGGCGCTATAGCGGTGACGGCATTATAATCGGTTGGCGAAGTCCTAAAGGCAAGAAAAAGCACCCGACAGGCAGAGATATTCAGTACAGCAAAGACAAGCACCCGCTTGCGGGCAAAATGTGGTTTGAGCGAATGAAAGCCGACCGCAAAGGGGATATTTTGCAAGCGGCGGCAAGAAGACTTGGGAGTAATGCAAAATGAATATAATCGAACTTGTAAGGTCAGTTGTGCAGGAGTTCCCGAAAATCGGCGAGCTTGTGCACATTGATTATTCAACAAACAAAGTACAGGATTTTGGACTTTCTCCGACAGGCGACACGCTTGTCAGCGAAGATATTTTAGGCAATCAAACACGCAATCACACCTTTATCCTGTACGCAACCTGCCAGTCGCTCAACGATTATGACCGCCTTGTAAACAGCGGAATGTTGCTCGAACTGCAAATGTGGCTTGAACAGCACGCAGAGGGCGACATAGAAGTTGAAGTTGACGACAGTATTTTATACGGTGAGCTTAAAAAACTTACTTGCTCAAACGGAATGCTTTACAGCATACCTGACGAAAACAACAACGGCGGTGTGCAGTACCAATTGCAAATCACCGCCCAATACACTATTGAAAATTGAAAGTGAGGAATTATTATGGCAGCATCAACACCCGATATCGGTAAACTTAAGAGAAGTTACCTTTTACATTTTATTGACGCAAGCTTTGGCACAGGCGAAAGTCCAAAGTGGTATCTTATCGGCAAGGACATTGACGATATGTCGGTCGAGCTTAGTCCGGACACAAGCACAGTAAAGAACATTCTTGATGAAACCTCTGTAAATGACAACGGCTACGAGCCTACCCTTGACGCAGGTACATATTACGCAAACACAGGCGACAGTATTTATACAAAAATTAAGGACATTGCAATGAACCGCCTTACCGGTGACGACTGCAAAACGAAAATTCTTGAAGTGCTCATTGACAAGAAAACAGGCCCTTATGATGCTTGGATTGAAGACTGCATTGTTAAGCCGCAGTCCTACGGCGGTGCGCAGGGCGGTGTAAACATTCCGTTTAATGTTACATTTGACGGCAACAGAAAGCAGGGTACTGCCACTCTTGCAAGCAGAGTACCGACATTTACCGAAACTGTATAAGGAGTGATTCTATGCAGAGTTTAAATTTTAAAACACCGCTGAAAACATATGCAATCAATGATGACGAAAATGCGGTAATCAAGATTAACACAACAGATTTCGGACTTATTGACAGACTGAAAAATCTTGTAGAACGCACAGGCAAAATCGCAGATAAATACAAAGCTATGTCCGAAGACAAACTTAATATTGATGTGTTTATCGACTTTGACAAGGATATTCGCAAAGAGATTGACTATGTTCTCGGCGAGGGCGTAAGTCAAAGCGCTTTCGGCAATGTGAATTGCTTGTCTATCTGTGACGACGGCAGTATGATTTTTGAGAACTTCCTTAATTGTGTTGTTCCCGTTATTCTTAACGATGTTCAGACCGCTGTCGCAAATCGTTCAAAGCATATTGAAAAATATACAAATCAGGCAAAGAGGCTTACAAAGTGATAGGTTTACTTCCGACAAGCCTTGAAGTAGACGGAGAGCAGTACGAAATCAATACGGATTTTCGTATTGTTCTTTTGATTTTTGAGGCTTACGCAGATAAGGAACTAAGCGACTATGAAAAACTTGTTGTGTGTTTAAACTGTCTGTATAAAGAAATACCGCAAGATACCGAAGAGGCTATGAAAAAAGCCGTATGGTTTCTTGACGGCGGAAATGTACCTAAATCTCGAAAAGCACCGATAAAAATACTCGATTGGGACTATGACGAAAGCATTATTTTCCCAGCACTTAACAAGGTTGCAGGCTTTGAAACGAGGTCAAAAGATTATTTGCATTGGTGGACTTTTCTCGGCTATTTCAGCGAGGTAGGCGACGGCTTGCTCTCGCAGGTAATGAACATAAGAGGCAAGCGTGCCAAAGGCAAAAAGCTCGAAAAATGGGAGCGTGATTTTTACAACGAGCACAAAGAGCTTGTTGACATCAAGGAAAAGCTCTCTCCCGAACAGCAAGCAGAACTTGACGCCGAGGAGGATTTTATAAACAATCTTGTATAGAAAAAGCCACTCCAAAACGGGGTGGCTAAAGTTTTGTGTTTTTTTACTTTGTATAATCTTTAATCTTAGTTAACTCCTCTATTCTTTCAACTGCTTTATCCTTACCAAGTTCGTTTAACTGAGAAAAGAAGTAATTGATTTTATATTCGGGTGAATCTTTGTATTTTTCATTTTGTTTATATAAATCCCAAACTGAGTTTTTTATTTCAAACAGTTCATCATTGTTGAAAATCTCAGGTTTTAGCATTTTTTCATCATAACCAATTAAAAAAGAAGGTGTGACACCTAAAACAGAGGATATTTTTTCAAGATTAGTTATATTTATACTAACACAGTCATTTTCGTATTTTGAAATTACAGCACGCTTAACTCCTATTTTTTGAGCCAATTGTTCTTGTGTAATATTTCTTTCCTTTCGTAGGTTTCTTATTCTTTCACCAACTGTCATACTTATCTACCTCCTTTACATCAATTGTATCGCGAGAAGAATAAAAAATCAAGACTTTTTGTAAAATGTTCTTGACAATACCAATAGATTATGTTATTATGTTCCTATCGAGAACGAAAGGAGGAAAGATGATGAAAAATGTTCGTGTTAATAACCTTTTGATGCGTGTCGAAATGACAAAAAAGAGATTAACAAACGAAAAGTTGAGTGCTGTTACTGGCGTGTCGAAAGCAACACTATCGGCAGTTAGAAACGGAAAAACTTGTAGTTATGCGACTGCTGAGAAGATTGCAAGAGCGTTTGACAAGGATGTGTCCGAATTACTGACAAAAGAAAATGAGTAATCCCACAATTTCACACACGGATTACTCATCACCGACAGAAGTATCTCTATCTGAAATCCATTATATCATTTAGCGGAACTTCTGTCAAATTAAAATTATGATTATGATAGGAGTTTTTTATTATGGCAAATGTTTTTAAACAGAATTATCAGAATTTGGACAATCTCTATTGCAATTATGTAATGGGTGAAGACTATCGGAATAATGCTCTTGTAAAAGAGGTTAACAAATTGTCCGATTCAGCACTTGAGGACGCTATAAATTTTTTAAAACTCGGTAAAAGCCTTGATGCAGAAGACAGTATGATTCAAGGTGCTGTTGTACACGAGGAACTTGGCTTTTTGCTCGGCTTTTCTTACGCTATGAAGATTATGCAGGAAAGTGTCAAAAACATTTGAATTGAAAGGACTAAATGATATGAAAGCTATGGAATACAAAGGACAGAAAGTTATTACAACTGCAATGCTTGCAGAGGCATACGGAACAAGTACAAGTTATATCAGCAACAATTTTTCCCGCAATAAAAGTAAATTTGTTGAGGGAAAGCATTACTTTTATCTCGATGGTGAAGAATTTAAAGAATTTAAGACCAGTCATCTTAAAGATGAGTGGTTGAAACGAGCAAGCCATTTATACTTATGGACCGAACGAGGGGCAAACCACCATTGCAAAATTCTTGATACAGACAAGGCATGGGAGCAGTTTGAAAATCTCGAGGAAACATATTTCAGAGTAAAAGAAGCGGTTAATGCATTTGTTTCTCCGGATACGGTAAAGTATCTTAACGGTGTTGCTAATTATCTGCGTATTCAGCGTACAATTATGAAAGACAAAGGATGCACACCTCTTGAAATTGCTCAAATGGATAAACTGACTTGCGATACATACGGAATACCTGTTCCAGACAGCCTGTCAGCCCCTAAGGCATACGAACAGCTTGCGATTGCAGGTATAACACAAAAGAAACTTGAAGCAAAGAACTCATAACAACTAAATAAGCTAATTACAGCGTACATCTTCGGGTGTGCGCTGTTTTTATACCACAAGGGTACCGCATTTTGCTGTGCCCTTTTAATTTTACAGAAAGGAGTGTGATTACATGGCGGTTGACGGTAGCTTGATTTTTAATACCAAAATCGACACAAGCGGTCTTAACAGCGATATTGCAAGAATCAATAAAGCTATTGAGGCGGCTCAAAAGAAAGCACAGTCAAGCACAAAGCGAACTGGTAAGACAGCTAAGGCACAGGCTGAACAATCCGCAAGTGTAACCGAGCGAGGCAAAAAGCGTGAAGCCTCGGCGGCAAAACGCAGTGCCGTACAAACGCAAAATTCGGCAAAAGAAACGACTAAAGTTGTTGAGCAAGCTGCAAAAGAGGCTGAAAGCAAGGTTGAAGAAAATGCGAATAAATCTGCACAAGATGTACAGCAAGCAACTGCGCAGTCTACGGAATCTGTCAAAGGGTCTGTTGATTCAGTATCCGAATGCCTGTCAGACACTACGGAAAATGTCGGCTCAAGCATAGAGAGTATGGCACAAGATGTGGCAAGTTCCGGGTCATTGATTGAAGCAGGCATTAAGATAGGCATTAAAGCATTAGAAAAACTTGTACAAGTTGCTAAAAAGATTGCAGAGCAAATCAAGAAAGCGATTATTGCAGTTGTAAAAACGATTGTTAAAGTCGTTACTTATACTGCCAAAACGGTATCGCAAGCATTAGGTACGGCACTCAGTACAATCGGCAAGTTCACGCTTAAGCAGTTTATCGGCGACTTTGAAAAGCAAAGTAGCGGATTATCAAATCTGTTGATTACCTTAGGTTCGTATTTTAGCTTGTACAAACTGTTTGATTGGGGCAAAGAAGGTGTGGAGTTAGGTTCTGACCTTGCAGAGGTGCAAAATGTAGTTGATGTAACATTCTCTCATATGACCGACAGCGTAGACAATTTTGCTAAATCGGCGCAAAATGCTTACGGCTTATCCGAAACTATGGCTAAAAGATATGTCGGTACATTTGGCTCTATGGCAGAGGCTTTCGGCTTTACGGAACAGCAAGCATTTAATATGTCAACAGCATTAACGGCTCTCACAGGCGATGTGGCCTCGTTTTACAACATAACGCAAGACGAGGCATACACAAAGCTAAAATCTGTTTTCAGCGGAGAAACAGAAACACTAAAAGACCTCGGCATTGTAATGACACAGAACGCACTTGACAATTACGCAATGGCAAACGGCTGGAGCAAGACAACATCTGAAATGACCGAGGCTGAAAAGGTAACGCTTAGGTATAACTTTGTGCTTGACCAACTCAATAACGCAACAGGTGACTTTGCCCGAACGCAAAACAGTTGGGCAAACCAAACACGAATATTACAATTGCGTTGGCAAACATTACTCTCAACCATAGGCAAAGCGCTGATTAATATTTTTACGCCTATTTTACTTGTGCTTAATGAAGTTTTAGACAGATTGCAGTCAATTGCACAGTGGTTTGAAAGCGTAGTAACAGCCGTATTCGGCAATTCTTCGGCGAGTTCGGGCGCATTGTCAGACGGAATGAATGACCTTTCCGATTCGGCAAATTCGGCTACAGATAACATTAATAACACATCAAGTGCGGTTGAAAAGTTGCAGAACAATATCAGCGCTTTTGATGAACTTAATGTTATGAGTGATACCACGCAGGACAATACAGATTTTGAGGGCCAAGTAAATCAGGCGCTTATCACAGCGGGTATTTTAAAAGATATTGTTGCCGATACCGTAGAGCCTGTAAAAGATTTCAAGTTCGATAAAATACTTGTTCAAAGTATAAAGTCAGGCAATTGGCGACTTGTCGGGCTTGTACTCGCAAATAAGCTGAAAAAAACTTTGCAAAAAATCAAGTGGGAAGACATACAGGAAGCTGCGGTAAAAATTGCAAATGGCATTGCCGATTTCATTAACGGTGCGCTTGAAAACAAAACTGTATGGGAAACTGTCGGCGAAACTATTGCGCAAGGACTTAATACGGCATTTAAATTTTTGCTTACCCTGCTGTCTAACATTAATTGGGAAGATTTAGGCGAAGCAATAGCGGAAATGTTCAACGGTTTTCTTGAAGATTTTGACCCGGTAGTCTACGGAGAATTAGCAGCGGAAAAAATTAATGCGATATTTGACGCACTTCACGGTTTTGCTTCTACATTCGATTGGAAACAACTCGGTTCATCAATTGCGGAATCTTTGCTCGCTTATTTTAGCGGACTGAAGCTCACGGACGAGGGTGAAGGCTCTAAAATTCCCGATACTATAGCGGAAGTAATCAACGGTATAGTACAAGCGGGTATAGAATTATTTACTTACACTGACCCCGACACAGGCGAAAATGTATGGTCGTATATCGGTGATGTGTTAGGTGAGGGCCTTGTCAGATTTCTTGATACTTTCTCAATTACGGACGCTATAGAATTAGTCAAAGACGCTGTTTTTGCAATAATAACAATGATTTACCACGCATTTAAAAAGGTTTCTGAAAGTAACAATTTCTTGCAGATCGGTGCAGATATTGCAGACGGTGTCAACGATTGGCTTGACGATGAAGGCTGGTGGGCAGAAACAGGAAAAATGCTTAATGTAATTGTCAACGGTATTCTTGATATGCTCGTTGGATTTATCGGGAAACTTGATGTGGGTAAAATTGATAAAGCACTTGAGGTGTTGGGTAACAACATTGATTGGGACGGTATATTTTCAAAGGTTAGTTATGTTGTCTTAACGGCATTTCATAAAGCATTGGCTTGGCTTATTTCAAAAATCAAACCTGTGCTTTCGTATATTTCTCTTCTGTTTGGTATAAGAGTAGATTTAGGCGATACAGTAGAAAATCTGTACAAAATGCATTTGATTGATGTTGGCGGTAAAGATTACGAAGAGAATGTATACGGAACATTATATGATAATGAAAAAGTAGTCAAAAATCGAAAGAACATCGAGCATAAAGACAATGACATGAATGAAAAAGCTACCGCAGCAGGCGAGCAAATCGGTGAAAGTCTTGCAAACGGTATGTCAGACGGCTTCGTAACTTGTTGTGAAAAAAATCAAAAAATGGGCTCGAAAGTTGAAACTACAACAGGAGAGCTCATCGGAACAGCAAACACAACAATTGAAAACGATACATCACTTAACACTACACTTACAGAAAAAGGTTCAAACGGTCAAAAAGCATTTATCGGCGCATTCGACGAAAAGAAAACGATAAGACATTTTGAGAATATATGGACCAAAATTCAGGGCGTTTTTTCGAGTGTAAGTGATTTCTTTAAGAGTACATTCGGAGATGCTTGGACAAAAGTTAAAAATATCTTTTCAGACCATTCCGGTGTCGAAAATATTAAAAAATCAGTTGAAAGTGTGTTCAAAAACAGCCTTAATAATCTTATTTCGGGTATTAACAGTGTTATTTCGAATCCGATTGTATCGCTCAATAATATTATTACAAAACTAAGAGATTTCAAGGTCGCAAATTTAACACCTTTTTCGTGGGTTCCGACTATTTCGTATCCGCAAATTCCCAAACTTGCTACAGGCACATATGTACCTGCAAATTACGGCGAATTTCTTGCAGTTCTCGGCGATAATAAGCGTGAAGCGGAAGTTGTTTCGCCGATATCGGCAATGAAACAGGCTATGTCGGAAGTGCTTGCGGAATACGGTGGAACAGGCAACAGCGGTGATATTCACATTACCTTAACTATGCCTGACGGCAGAGTGCTTTTTGAGGCTGTTGCTGATGAGAACAACAAAATCAAGAAACGCACAGGCAGGTCCGCTTTTGCGTAAGGAGGGATAAGGTTGAGTGAATTTAAAGGCTATTTAATTAAATTCCCGAAAAACGGCTTGCAGTTTCCACATAAGCTCATAGCTAAAGAGAGCTATCAAGCCACACCTTTACAGCGTACGGAGATTAAGGCCTATCGTGACAGCAACAACCTTTTAAGGCGAGTAACATCACCGAACAGCAAAACTAAGATTACATTCAACACCAAGGACGGTCTTACTCTTGCTGAAATGAGAACTATTCGCAGTATTTTAAACGGAGCTATGTCTAATTCACAGCAAAGAAAATTAAATGTTGAATATTGGGACGATGAACTCCTTGCTTATCGTACAATGACCGCATATATGCCCGATATTACATACACACCAAAGCTTATTACCGCAGACAGCATTAAATACGCAGCTGTAACATTTACATTTATTGAATATTAAGAATATTAAGAGGTGGTTAATTTGCTTGAGGTTTCAAGCCTGCACAAAAAGCAGGCTATCGAAAATCTGATAGAAAACACGCTTACAGTTTCATTTCCAAACGGTGAATACGAGGACATTACCGAGGAAAACATAGCAAGCGAAAGTATGAGCCTTAAACAGTCAGTTTGTGATGAAAGCAAGCTGAAATTCGGTGGCTGTATTGCTGCTGAATTTAACATTGACATTGTAAATTCAAGTGACAGAACATTTACAAATGACCTTGTAGGCAAATGGATAAGCGTAAAATTAACGCAGCGTTTCCCGAGTGGAGAAAAGCTGCTGCCATTTGCGAAGTTGTTTTTAGGTGCATCACTTTTGCCGGGAGAAACCGTAGCTACAAAGGAATATTATTTGTTTAGCGGTATTATTGACAGCGCCAAGCTCGACAAGAATAACCGCAATCAGCGGCACGTTGTCGCTTATGACGCACTCTCTATGTTATATGACATTGACGCAACAAACAAGCTGTTTAATTTATGGAAAACTTATCCAAACGGCTATAAAATCGGCGAATTGGTTGTGCTATGCCTTAACTACAACGGAAAGCATATGATTCAGGTCGAGGATAACAAAGATATTCTTGACGAGGTGATAGACCAATCAACAGGCTTAACTGTACGAAATTTCCCAACCTATAACAGAGCATGGCTTGAGGACTCAAATACAATTACATACGGCGAGCTGCTCAAGAATTGCTGTGAATTGCTCGGAGTATTCGGAACAATTATTCCTAATGCAAGCTATGGCGTTTTTAGATACATCGAACTAGGCAAGAGTACAGAAACATACGATTTTTATGAAGATCTATATGCTGAGGAATACAACAGCAGCGGCTATAATGGCTTTAATTTTTCTTACGGTTACTCGTTCAATGACAGAAAAGCTAAAACCACCGTGGCAGAGTCACAGTGGGGCGAGGATGTTGTAACATATGATTTTACTAAAAATGTAGTCTGTTGGCAGAAAGATGACGGCATTGGCGGCGGACTGGTGCACGATGTGCAAAGTTTATTGCATGGAAAAACAGGCGAACGATTTTATAATTGCTCCTATACACCGCTTACAGCTACTCTTGACGGCAGACCTTGGGTGCAGATCGGTGACGGTATAGAAATTGAAAATTATATAACAGACACAAACGGCGATTTCGTTTTAGATGAAAACGGAAAGCCGAAAAAGGAAAAAGTAAAAGCCTATGTGCTGAGCCGTACATTGAGCGGAATTAAAGCTCTGACAGACAGCATAGAGGCAAAGGGGGAATAAATATGGCATACACAAAAACAAATTGGGAAGACGCACCGAGCACAGCTACACCACTTTGCGCAGAAAACCTCAACAAAATCGAAAACGGCATATACGAGAACAGCATAGGCATAGCGCTTGCGGATGGCAACATCCACACGCTAAGCGATAGGATAACTGCGATTAATACAGCATTGTCTACAAAGGCAGATAAAACCGAGCTTGAAGATGAAATAACCGACCTTGACGAAACAGTGACAATGAAGATTAATCTTAAAGCGGATAAGGCGACAACCTTGTCAGGGTATGGCATTGAGGACTCATATACAAAAACATATTTGGATAAGTCATTAAATGGCAAACTCAACAAAATGCCGTTCGATACTGCACCTAAGGAGAATAGCCCGAACTATATCACAAGCGGCACATTGTACAGCAGCGTTAATACTCTTAATCAGACTATTGCAAAAAATAAAACCGCTGCGGAAAGTGCTATTGCAGCAAAGTACGACAGTTCAAATATTGAGAGCGGTTCGGGAGAATTATCTCCGGCGCTGACAATTTATGAGGGCAGTGCGGGAAAA